AGGCGTGGGAAGAACAACCTGTAAAGAAACGTGGACGTCCTCCGAAAAAAAAGGAATAAAGTATGGCTGGCTCAGACATAACTGCGTATACTCACGCGCAAGGTGCGGCGGCGGCTCTTATAGGTCCGTCCAGATCTCGACTTCAAGCCGTGAACATATACGCCACTACGGCGGGTTCTTTCACCCTTACCAATGGTAACGGCGGCGCAACTCTTTTAACTCAGAAGTTTCCTGTGGGCATGAACGAGATTTATATCCCAGAAAACGGAATGGTGTTTAGCTCTGGTGTCTACGTTTCTGCCCTTACAGGCGCAGGAACCGAACTGACATTTCTTTTAGCGTAAGGAATATCTATGCCTAAAATAGACAAGGCTAAGATGAAGTGTAACAAACCTAAACGTCAGATTTCTGGCGGGAAAAAGTCTGTGGTAAAGGCTTGCGATAAAGGTAAAGAGAAAATTATCAGGTTTGGGGACGCCAATATGAAGATTAAAAAATCTAACCCCAAACGTCGCAAGTCGTTCCGTGCAAGACATGGTTGTGACACAAAAAGATTAGACAAACTAACGGCCAGATACTGGTCATGTAAGATGTGGTGATGCGTATGGATCAAAAAGTTATTGGAAGTGTCGTGTTAGCGGCGATAATTGGATCTATTGGTTTCGTGTCAAAAGAGTGGACAAGTTGGACGTCTAGCACGTTGATTGACTTGAACACTAGAACTGCTGTGATGGAAGCAGAAATCCGTAACACTAATGCTATGGTGTCTTTGAACAATGATATGTTGAAGTACCTGGTAAGCAATTCACGAAAGGCCAATTTAAATGATAAGCCGTGGTCAGATGTCGTTTCAAATCTCACGATCTCCGGAGAGGAGGGCTAATGTCAAAAAAACCAAAGACAAAAAAAGACGCTTGTTATCGCAAAGTCAAAGCCCGATACAAGGTATGGCCAAGCGCCTACGCAAGCGGAGCACTCTCGAAGTGTCGCAAGGTAGGGGCGGCCAACTGGGGAAACTCTACTAAGAAAGCGGCAACAGGTGGACTGATGACTTCAGTGGATAATCCTAAACGCCCTGCTAGAAATAGATACCGTGGCGGAGGTATAGTCGCTTCTGGTTGTGGTTGTGTGGAAGAAACAAGACGCAAGAGCACGAGGACATACTGATGGCAAAAGAGAACTCTTTACGCAAATGGTTTTCTCAGAATGACGGGAAAGGTTGGGTTGACTGTAAGACAGGCAAACCTTGTGGTCGTCAGAAGGGTGAAAAGCGTAAGGGGTATCCTGCATGTAGGCCGACGATGGCTCAGTGTACATCTGCTGCTAAGAAGAAAAAGTCTTCTAAACGAATTAAATGGAAAGCTAGCCGCGGTGGCCTAGCAAGAGTATTTTAATAACCGAAAGGATTATGCTATGAAAGATTTAAGTGGCGACGGTAAAATCACTAAGAAAGACGTTCTTATTGGCCGTGGTGTAATAAAGAAGAAAAACGGCGGCATGGTCAAGAAGGGCTACATGAGCGGCGGTAAAGTTAAAAAAGGTTATATGGGCGGAGGCTGTGTAATGGCAGGCCGCGGCGGTAAGTACAAAGGAGCGATGTAATGCCTGATAGAAAACGAGAAGGTCAAAACTTCAAGTCTCGTACACTTTTAAAAAGAATACAAAAAGAATTAAAAGGTACAAAAGGCTATGATGGCGAGTCCAAATTTGAAAGCGACTTCACCACAATAAAAGGTAAGCGTGTTGAAAAATTAATGTCTCCAAGAAAAGTTGCTAGTGCCGTTGTTGCTGGATTTGATGCAGCTAAAAGAAAAGCTACAGGGCAAGAAAGCCGCAAGTCTTTATTATTAAAAGAAAAAAAGCTAAAGCATATGATTGATGACTTAAAAGCTATTGATAGCAAGGTCTATGTTACTGACGAAGGTGAAAAAGACAGTAGGGGTAGGGCTGTTAAAGAAGGGTCAAGACAGTTTGATACAAGAACAAATGCTTCTCCGCAAACAATTAAAAAATCTAGACGCAGTGAGCGCGAAAGATTTATGAATGGCGGCTGTGTAATGGCAGGGCGCGGCGTTAGAAAAACAAAGATGGGTTAATTAAATGGCAACATCAGGAACCAGAGACTTCAATCTCGATATCGCAGAGATAATCGAGGAAGCATACGAGAGGTGAGGACTGGAAGTTCGCACTGGCTACGATGCCAAAACAGCACGTCGTTCTCTGAACTTGATGTTTGCTGAATGGGCTAACCGTGGTTTAAACCTGTGGACAGTGAAATCTGGCACAATAACTCTAACTCAAGGGCAGGCAACAGAGACGTTAAATTCCGACGTTGTTGATCTGTTAGACGTAGTATTACGACGTAACGGCACAGACTACGAAGTCGAACGTATCAGTCGTGGAGATTACGTTACGCTGCCGAATAAGACGACCCAGGGTAGACCTAGTCAGTATTGGTTGAATAGACAAATTTCACCTGTAATTAATATATGGGCGGTACCAGAGAACTCAACTGATCAGTTGATCTACTATTACGTTCGCAGAATTGAAGACGCAGGTGCTTTGATTAATGATTCAGACTTACCGTTTAGGTTCTTCCCTTGTATGGCCGCAGGATTAGCGTACTATATTGCTATGAAACGTGCGCCAGAGCGTATCCAGATCCTAAAATCTGTGTATGAGGAAGAGTTCCAACGCGCCGCAGATGAAGACGAAGACAGAGTTTCTTTGAAACTGCAACCAGGAAGTGGTTATTTGAGGGTCTAATGGCATACGCTAATGGGAAAAAAGCATGGGGAATATCTGATCGGTCAGGCCGACGATACCGCTTGCATGAGATGAAGGTGGAATGGACTGGTGCCAAAGTAGGACCAGACGAATATGATCCAAAACAACCTCAACTCAACCCACCAAAAGTAGGACCAGACCCCCAGGCTCTTAGAGATCCTCGTCCTGAGTCTGATTTGGAAGCACAAAGAAACATACAATGGGGCTGGAGCCCTGTTGGATTTAACGGTGATGAAGCCTTAACGCCCAACGCTCTTCGTGGTAACGGAGATGTAGGCACTGTAACGGTGATTATAACATGAGTTTTACATACGATCAGCTAAAGCAAGCTATTCAAGACTATACTGAAAACTCCGAAACGAGTTTCGTAGCAAATCTTCCCTTGTTTATACGAGCGGCAGAAGAGCGTATATTAAAGAACGTACAGCTAGACTTGTTTCGCCGTAATCAAACGGCTGCACTTACACAAGCAAACCCGTATTTGAATTGTCCAAGTGACTTCTTAGCTCCGTTTTCTTTGAGCTATACCTTGAATAATGAAAAGACGTTTGTGGAATTTAAGGATGTATCTTTTGTACAGACGTATTCTCCGAACGCCACTACCCAGGGTTTACCTAAGTATTACGCACAATTTGATGTAGATAACTTCCTTGTTGGTCCAACACCTAACGCAAACCTTGATGTTGAGCTACACTACCTGTATCGTCCCACTAGCATAACAGCGGGCGCAGGCGGAGGAACTACTTGGATTAGTACCAACGGTGAGTTAGCATTGTTATACGGTTCGCTTGTAGAAGCGTACATATTTATGAAGGGCGAAGCTGACGTCATGCAACAGTACAATCAACGCTTTGGAGAAGCTATGATTGGTCTGAAGATGTTAGGTGAAGCTAAAGAAACCACTCAAGAATATAGAGTTGGTAAAGTTATAAGGCCGAAAACGTAATGTTTAAACTAGATTTCAATATGCCGGATCAACCGATGGTGTCTGTACAGACTACAGAGAACCGTGGGTTTTCACCGGAAGAAGTAGCGGAGCGTTGTGTGTCTAAACTAATCAGCGTTTCAGATGGTGCACATCCTGCTATCAGAGATCAGGCACTGGCCTACAAAGAGCACATGGAAAAGGTTGTTTCATTTTATATGAGAGAAGCTATTCGCAGCGACCGTACAACTGTGTATAATGCCCTAAAAGATTCGGGAAACCCCGAACTAGCTGACGCGATAAGGAGACTATAATATGGCGATAACTCAAGCAATGTGTACGTCCTTCAAGCAGGAACTTCTGCAAGGCCAACACAATTTTACCAATGGTGGTAGTACTTTTAAATTAGCTCTGTTCACAAGCAGTGCAAGTTTAGGTGCTGCGACAACAGATTATTCAACTTCGAACGAAGCTTCGGGTTCTGGATATACTGCGGGCGGAGCGGCGTTGACAAACGTTACACCGACAACAAGCGGAACAACAGCATTCTGTGATT